ATGTTGTCGCAGGCTATCGCCACAATCCCGGCAATGCGTCAAACCTAAGGCGCAAGAAACACGTTTCAACCAGAGTGGCTGAATTACAAGATAAAGCCCTGGAAATCGACGCTAAAACCACACAAATGGCAGCTGAGGCCGTTTCCATCGACAAGGCATGGGTGATGAGGGGTCTGATAGATGACCGCCAGGCCGCACGGGAAGCCCAGCAATACGCTAATGCCATTCGCGCTCTAGAACTGCTCGGCAAAGAATTGGGCATGTTTATCGACCGCAAAGAGGTCAAGCGAGTAGGTGAGATTGAACGGCTCGATGATGAAGCCCTTGCCGAAAGAATTGCACTCCTCAGCGAACGACTTGCTCTTGTCGCTCCGCGAAGCGCAGACGAGGCTGAGAGTAAGGGCCTCCCTAACTGAATGGGCTCGGCATTGTGGGTTTGAGCCTGCGCCGCATCACCAGCTCATTATCAAGGAGCTCGAAGCTGTCGCCCGCGGCGAGACGCAGAATCTGCTGATCTTCGCCCCCCCTGGGTCAGCCAAATCGACGTATGTCACGCTCTTGTTCAGCGCATGGTATCTGGCGAACAATCCCACCCATGCCGTACTGGCGGCTACTCACTCGACGGACTTTGCTATGCGGTGGGGACGGCGCATCCGCAATGAAGTTGCGCTGCATGCCTCGCTGCTCGGGATCAGTATGGCTACAGATAGCCAGGCGGCGGATCGCTGGGCACTGAAAACGGGAGGGGAATATTACGGGGTCGGCGCAGGCACCGGCATTGCCGGCTACCGTGCGGATCTCGGCATCATTGATGACCCATTCGGCTCTCGCGAGGACGCCTTCTCGCCAACGATACGGGCAAAGCGCTGGGCGTGGTACCTCGATGACTATTCCATGCGCATGAAGCCGACCGCTCGTCGCGTTATGATGCATTGCTTGGCAGGCGATACGCGGATAACGATGGCGGATAATCGGCTTAAGCGGCTTGATGAAATTGCCGTTGGGGATGCAGTTACCTCTTGGAATGGCGACTATTTTGTTCCAGGAAAGGTTACTGCTATTATTGATAATGGTCCTGACCAAACCTATTTGATAAGAACGAGAGGGACGGAGGTGCGAGCTAATGCTCGTCATCCCTTCCTTGTTCTTTCAGAAGGTTTGAAATGGATCAGAACGAAAGACTTGAAGCCTGGAATGCGCATCGTCCGGCACGGCATGGCTCTTACGCCGGGATGTCATGCTCAATCGAGGTATGCGAGAAGCCAGCCAGATGCCGCGGCATGTGCGCCAGTCACTACAACAAGGCGCTTTGGGCTTCCGGACATCGGGCGCCATCTGTCAGGTCTGAACATCGTTTGGCCTATCGCCGAAAATGGCGATACGGGATTGACGGACGTGAATTCGAACGCCTCTTGCTGGAGCAAGATGGCTTATGCGCCATCTGTCGGACAGATGGCAATACGGGAAAGCCCAAGCATTGGGTCACAAGCCTCGTTCCCGATCATAACCACGAGACAGGGAAACTTCGCGGGCTCCTATGCAACGATTGCAACAGGATTGCCGGACGAACTCGCGATACCAGCATATTGGAGCGCGCCATCGAATACGTGCGGTCCCGATACTGAGGCGATCATATCTGTAACGCCTTATGGTATTGAAAGGGTGTTCGATCTGTCAGTAGACGGGACGCATAATTTCGTCGCGAACGGGGTGTGGACCCATAATACGAGGTGGCATGAAGAAGACCTAGCGGGGCATGTGCTCGAGCAGGTGAAAACGGGCGAGATCAACGCCAAGGTCGTTTCTATCCCGGCTATTGCCGAGGACAATGACATCCTAGGGCGCGAGCTGGGCGAATGGCTCTGGGACGATCCAACTGGATACGACTACGCGACGTTCCTCAAAGCGCGCCATAAGGAAACCAGCCCGATGATGTGGGCTGCGCTGTTCCAGCAGCGCCCGACACCGGAGGAGGGCGACTACTTCAAGGCGGAATGGCTGCGGCCCTACATGGCCCACATCGATCCGAAGATCCTGCGCATCTATGGCGCATCCGACTATGCCGTGACGGCCGATGGCGGAGATTACACCGTTCATCTCGTGGTCGGGGTTGATCCTGCCGGGCGCATGTTCCTCCTCGATATCTGGCGCAAGCAAGCTTCATCGGATGTATGGATAGAGGCATTCTGCGATCTTGTCTTGGAATGGGAGCCGATCGAGTGGGCAGTTGAGGGCGGCCAGATCAAAGCCGGGCTTGGGCCCTTCATGGGCCGCCGCATGCGCGAGCGCAACGCCTATACCTATCTGCGGCAATTCCCCTCCAAGCATGACAAGGCTGTGAGGGCACAATCGATACGTGGCAGGATGGCGGTCGAGGGGCTATATGTGCCCCAGAATGCTCCGTGGCTCGAGCCTTTCCGCTCTGAGCTCCTGATGTTCCCCGCCGGCAAGCATGACGACCAAGTCGATTCGCTCGGTCTCATCGGACAGCTTCTCGACCATATCAGCCATGGGGATTACCCCGAGCGGAAGCCGGAAGCCCGCTTCTTGCCGGAAGTCACTCTTGACGAGCTCTGGAACATGCAGGAACGGCCGCGGGGACGAGAGAGGCGGATATGAGCGAAGCCATTCGCTCTTCGGTAGCCCGTGCTCTCGCGCTCTCTGGCCACAAGGTCCGAAAGGCCACAGCGGGATATGCGGAGGGCATGCCAGAACGCCATTGCGGAATCTGTATGTATTTCGAGCCAGGTGGGGCATGTCGGATTGTGGCCGGCAGGATCGATGCTGATGATTGGTGCCGATATTTTCAACTTAAGACAGGGGATGCTTCAGGAGCAGAATGATGGCAAAAAAGCCCACGAAGATGCAGGCGAAGGTCGGGCGAGTGATGCGGGAATTCAAAGCGGGCGGGCTTCACAGTGGCAGCAAGAAAGGCCCCACGGTTACGAGTCGCGGGCAGGCCTTGGCAATAGCCTTGCACGAAGGCAGGAAGGCCGCGCATGGCGGCAAGAAAGGGAAATCTCGATGAGCAAGTCTCTCCTCACGCGCAGCAAGGGCCGCATTGGCTCGGCGCATGTCCTCACGCAGCCCGGCTACAAGACAAAGCCGCAGGAGGCCGCGAATGGCTGGGCGCAGAACCTGATGCGCAGGGGGTCGTTCTCGAGCCCGAGCGTTGCGCCGAAGACTGGCGCCAGCAACTTCAAGGGCCAGGGCAAGGCAGACAGCATGCCGGGCTTTGGTGCCGGCCTCAAGCAGGGAAAGTGCAATTTCTGATGGCCCAGAAGATGAAGAGCTACGCCCGAGGCGTGAACAAGCCCATCCCGCGCTCGGGGCGTGTAGGTGGCTCGTCTGCGCTGCCCGATCTCCCTCCCCCCGGCAAGTCGGACAAGATGCGTCGCATTCCGCTAGCTCGCAAGGGCAAGCGCTGAGATGGGCGTCAAGATGGGAGATTTCGCGAAGACCGCGATTATCCCGGTGCGCGCCGGCAAGATGATCGACCTGGCAAAGGGAGCGTATCCCAAGGTTGAGATTCGGGGGCCGCGCATTTCAGGCGGTGGCCGTGACAAGCAGCCTAAGATTGCGATGCCGCGCGAGAAATGATGACCGACGGGAGCGAAGGCATTATCGAGGGGAATGAAGGCGAGCGTTTGGCGCATGAGCTTGTGCAACTGGCTTCGCACATCCCGAGCTATCGACTGCTAAAGCGCCTCCGCTTTGCGGTGACGCCCACCGAGTATCAGCAGATCGCGAAGTACATGATTCGGCGAGATGGGCTGGCCACGGGCTATGTTAGAGGCATTAAACTGGTGATCAGGGGCGATCCGAGGGCGGCGGAATTCTCGATCGCCTATGAAATGCCCATTGATTGAGCGAAGCAAGTGGGGTTGATTTAATGAGAAGGCATTTCGCTTAAAGCCATGGCTCGCAAGCCTGTCATAACCGCTTCTGACTCGTCGGGGGTGGATAGCGAAGCCGCGAGATGGAAACTCCAGATCGAGCTCTTCGAGCGCGACAATGAGTCGTGGGAAAAGCGCGGCGAGGAGATCATAAAGCGCTACCGCGACGAGCGCTCGGCGGGCTCGATGAGCGAGACCTACACGGGCCCGCGCAAGTACAATATCCTATGGAGCAATGTTCAGACGCTGAAACCCAGCCTTTACAGCCGCGAGCCGGTGCCTATCGCGGAGCGGCGCTTCCTCGACAAGGATGTCGTCGGGCGAGTTGCCTCTCAGGTTCTTGAGCGCGCCATGCGCTACGAAATGATGGATTGCGGATTTCATGACACAGTCAGCAAATGCGTCTATGATTATCTCCTTCCAGGAAGAGGTGTCGCATGGCTACGTTTTACGCCTGCAATTGGTCCTTCCTCATCTGTTGCCAGTAGAGGCGACGATCAGCTCCAAGAGCCCAGCGGCGATCCGGTGGGCGATGGATACTCTGGAACTTCAGAGGCCCACCAGCACGACGAGAGCGACGAGCGCACCAACGAAAGCCCATCCGAAAAGGTCATTGGCGCATCGATTGCCGTGGATTACATCAATTGGAAGGATTTTTTGCACTCCAAGGCTCGGACGTGGGAGGAGGTCGAGTGGGTCGCGCGCCGTATCTACATGACGCGGCAGGATCTCATTGATAATTTCGGCGAGGAGATCGGCAAGGAAGTCCCGCTCGACCGCGAGCCAGACATGGATCGCCAGCGCAGCCATGTCCGCACCGACCGCATGATGGACGGGCTCAAGAAAGCCACCGTCTATGAGATCTGGTGCAAGTATGATCGTCAGGTCTATTTCGTCGCCAAGGGCTACCACCGATTGCTCGAAGAGCCTCGCGACGATCCCTTGAACCTTGAGGGCTTCTGGCCATGCCCTCAGCCGCTCTCGGCAACGATGACCAGCGACAGCTTTCAGCCCGTAGCCGATTATGTTGAGTACCAGGATCAGGCTTATGAGCTCGACCGGCTGACTGCACGCCTTGAGAATCTGATTTCCTCGATTCAGGTCCGGGGCGTCTATGACGGCTCGAATAAGGAACTCGCCCGTCTGCTAGACGAAGGCAATGAGAACAAGATGATTGCCGTCAAGTCGTGGTCGACTCTGGCGGAAAAGGGCGGGCTCAAGGGTGCGGTTGATTTCGTCCCTCTCGAGCAGTCGGTCGAGGCCGTAAAAGTGCTTCTAGAGGCCCGCAATCAGGTCAAGAATGACCTTTATGAGATTACGGGACTCGCCGATGTGATCCGGGGCCAGAGCGATCCGCGCGAAACGGCCGAAGCCGTGAAGATGAAAGGGCGCTTCGGCTCGATGCGCTTACAGGACCGGCAGGCCGAGATTGCCCGCTTCTGCCGTGACATCATCCGCATGATGGGCGAGATTATCTCCGAGCATTTCCCGGATGAGACGTTAATCGATGTCTCGGGCATCATGTATGATGAGGGCATTGGGCCTAAGATGCCGACGCCTCCGAAGGCGCCGACCGAGCAGTCATCGCCGATGATGGGCCACAATGGCGGCCCCCAGATGCAACA